CACATTTTACTGAAGCAGTTAAGGGGTGATACAAAAATCAATTATGAGTCACTGGAGGACGCATACATAGACGTGGCTAACATTGGCATGATTGGGATGTTGTTGTCCCGCATTCTTTGGAAATGATGAAGAGTTTGGAAGAGTGGTTGGAGAGGGAGGTTTTGGCGGCCAAGAAAGAGTCGAGGCCGCACCCGTGCGCCTGTTGCTGGGGCGAGGTGGAGGAGCCAGACGAGGAGTATTGTTCGCGGTGTCACAACAATGCGGACAAACCCGATTAAATGGCCTTCACCCCCACAGAACACCCGGTCTTGGTGGTTCCTTCGCAGGAGAAGATGCGGGAATTTGCCGCCCGTGGAGATGCGGGACTGGACGAGTTGGCCCGCGCGCTGGAAAAGCGGGAGGAACTGATCCGGCTGGAGAAGGAAGACCCCTATCGTTACGGATTTGAGCCGGACAACTGGAAAGACGCCGATAAACTTTGGGAGGGCGTGGGCGAACTCCTGATACAAGGCGGTAATCGGGCTGGGAAATCCGAGTATGCGGCCAAGCGGATTGTCCAAGTGATGACAACCAAGAAACGGTCGAAGGTGTGGGTGTTGGGCATGACCGCGCAGTCCAGCATCCGAGATCAGCAGCAGTTGGTACACAAGTACATTCCGATTGAGTGGAAGAACATCAAGAAGGGCCGCATTCAGAACGTCAGTTTTTCGCAGAAGAACGGCTTCACCGAGAACACCTTCATCCTACCAAACGGCTCCCAGTGTTGGTTTATGAACTATTCACAGGAGATACGGGTGATTGAGGGTGGGGAGGTGGATATGATTTGGTGTGATGAGTTGGTTCCGATTACATGGGTGGAGACGTTGCGGTTTAGGTTGGTGACCCGCGCCGGGAGCCATGAATTGTCCGGCCGCCTCCTAATCACCTTCACCCCGGTGGACGGGTACACCCCGACCGTGAAGGAATACCTGAACGGCATGGACATACTGGAGACGCGGCCGAGTCCGTTGTTGCCGGGTAACGTGAATGTGGGGGGTTGTCCGCCGGGCGAGATGCCGTACACGGCCAGAAACCGGAAGGACAACGGCCGCATCATATGGTTTTTCACTTCCATGAACCCGTACAACCCGTATCGGGAGATGGTAAAGACCTTGAAGGGGGAAACCAGCATCCAGATCAAGTTGCGGGCGTATGGGTATGCGGAGAACCTGACTGGAAACCAGTTTCCGAAGTTTTGCCATGTACACATACTGGACTCGGACAAGATACCGGCTGGGACGAATTATGTGGCGGCCGACCCGGCGTGGAACCGGAATTGGTTTATCTTGTGGCTGCGCGTGGATGAGAAGGGGCGCAAGTATGTATATAGGGAGTGGCCGGATCGGGACACTTATGGGGAGTGGGCGACTCCCGGCGAGAAACCGGACGGGGCGATTGGCCCGGCGCAAAGCATAGGTGGCGGGCGCGGGGTGGATGAGATTAAGGAGTTGGTTGTCGAACTGGAAAATGGCGAGGAAATTGAGGAGAGATACATCGACCCCCGCGCGGGCGCGACACAGGCTGCCGGGCGTGAGGGCGGAACGTCGATTATTGACTTGTTGGGGGAGGGGAGTGTTCCGATGTATTTCAATCAGGCGGCCGGAATCTCGGTGGCGAACGGCCTGACGATCATCAATGACTGGCTGAACTACGACCAGACTTCCCCGGTGGACGTGATGAATGAGCCGAGTCTGTATGTTAGCCGGGATTGTGGGAACTTGATTTATTCCTTGCAGGAGTGGACAAACCGGGATGGGGAACGCGGAGCCTCGAAAGACCCCGTGGACACCTTGAGGTATCTGGCCGTGATGGAGCCAATCCACGTCACGGCCGAGACATTTGCAGGATCGGGGATTAGGGGGTATTGATGGTTTCGGCGTTGCCACTGCTGTTGACCCCCAGTCAGGCTGAAGAATTGACGGGGCTAGAACGTAAATATCTGGCGAAACTTGCGGAAGCAGGAAAAGTAAAAATTTATAGAACAACTGGTAACCAGAGACGGTATTATAAATCGTCTTTATTGACGTACTTTAATCATGGAAACAAATGATAAGATAGCACAGGCCACAGATGTGCCTGATGTGATGGAGTTGGCGAAGGAATACAATCGGTCTTTGAACGAGGGTTATTCCTTGGAGCGAGTGGCCGAACTGGATGATGTGCGGTTCACTAGATGGGACGCGCAGAGTGATGACGGGAAGAAGCACGATGCGAATATGAAGGAGGGGGGTCAGGCATTCCCGTGGGATGGGGCGAGTGACACCCGCATTCCGTTGGCCGATTCCATTATAAATGACACGGTGGACATTTTAACCACGGCCTTTAGCCGGGCGACCTTGAAGGTTGGCGGCACGGAGATTAAAGATGCCGAAACGGCGGCCGTGGCGAATAACATGATGCGGTGGCAGATGGACACCAAGTTGTACCACACACTAAACCGCGAATCTGAATTGCTCGCTCAATATGGCCAGCAATATGGGTGGAGTGCTTTGTTCGTGGGTTGGGAGCAGAAGAGTGCCTTGAAGCCTCGCGCCATTACGATGGATGAGATCATGCAGATGGCGGATCAGATGGAGGAGGGAAACCCGTTGAAGGATTTGCCCGAACTCATCATGGACGCGGAGCAGGAGGATGTTGTGGTTGGAATTTTGCAAGCGCAGTTTCCCGGTCTGGAGGCGAAGGAGGCGCGGTCGGCCATTCGGGATTTGCGGATCGACGGCCAGACCGAAATACCGGAGGCGTATATTGCGGTGAACCAACCGACTATTGTGGCGTTGAAGCCGTGGGAGGAGATTTCGTTCCCGCCCGAAACCGTGGACTTACAGTCGGCCCGTGTGATATTCCGCCGGACATTTTTGACCGAGGCCGAGTTGCGGGCGAAAGTGGTGGACGAAGGCTGGGACGAGGCGTGGGTGGAGGAAGCCGTTAAGACGGCCGGTCGATCCAGCGAGTTCCACGATTTCAGTCAAACCGTTACGGACTTGACGTTGAACGAGTCCATGACCATGTACGACAACCTGATTGAGGTGGTATATGCGTACAGTCGGCAGGGTGACAAGAACGGAGTGCCGGGGATTTATTTCACCGTATTCAACCCCATCATGTCGATGCACACCAGTGGCGACGAGTTGTATGCCAAGCATGAACTGCTGGACTACGTCCATTGCCGGTATCCGTTTGTGGAATATCGCCGGGAACGGTTGAAACGTCGCGTCACGGAGAGCCGTGGAGTGCCGGACATTTGCCGAACGTGGCAGAACGAGATTAAGACGCAGCGCGATTCTGTTTTCGATTCCACCAGTTTCGAGACGCTTCCCCCCATTATGGTGAGCAAGCGGATTGGGGTGGCGAACAAGATTGGCCCGGCCGTGCAGTTGCCGGTGACCAAGCCGGGCGAGTATGAGTTTATGAACCCGCCCGCGCGAACCCCAAACACTGCGCTTAACCTGATCGACATTGTGACGAAACAGGCAGACGAATATTTCGGTCGAGCCAACGCGGCCATTCCGGCCACGCAGACCCAGCTAAAACAGCAACGACTTGTTAATAACTGGTTAACAGTGTGGACAGAGGCGTACCAGCAGATGTTCCAGTTGAGTTTGCAGTTTTTATCGCCGGAAGAAATCCAGCGGATCACTGGCACTAATGCCGTTCCAGAAAGCGACATGATGCAGTTTGATTTCGTGTTGAAGTTTGATGTGCGCGAATTGGACACGGAATATGTCAACACGAAGTTGTCGAGCATCGCGCAGTATGTTGTGCCGCAGGATGTCGGTGGAGTGCTGGACAGGAACAAGTTGGTGGAGATGATTACGCGATCTATCTCGCCGGACATTGCCGAGGAGTTGGTGATCGACCAGACGACGGCTTCCCAAAAGATGTACGAGGACGTAAAGGCCGATGTTGGAGGGATGATGTTGGGAATGGAGCCGCAATATGTGGAGAACGACCCGGCCGCGCAGACCAAGATGCAGTACGCGCAGGAAATTGTTGGGCGCAACCCGAAGGCGCAACAGGCGTTACAGGGCGACGAATTGTTCGCGCAACTGTTCGAGAACTATTCCAAGAATCTCCAGATGTCCGTTATGCAGCAGCAGAACGCGCAGATCGGCCGCATTGGGGTCAGTCAGGTAACATGAACCAGAATCTAGGCCCGTTCCAGTTTGAGAATAGTCTTTTGTGGAACACTATTCTGGAGAACCTGTCGGCAGCCGTGGAGGTGGAGACTTCGCAGGCAATTGCCGGGGAAACGCAGGGGGAAGAACGCATTCACCAATGCGGACGGGCGGCTGGACTGACCGACTTCGGCGCACACTTGGTTCATTTGCGGGAAACCGCACTCAATGATATGAATTAAAAATCGAACAAAACCTACCGCAACCCCCCACACCCCCCGCGTTCGGCTTAATTCTTTTTGACGACCGGGGGTTTTCTGCGTCTATGGCGAACGAGAAGTTCTGCGGGCTTCCTTAAAAATCCGCTGCCAGCCCACTTGCCGGGCTATAAAATAGCATGAGTGAAAACAAAGTAGCTGAAGGTGATAGCCCTTCAGAATCGACGGAAGCTATCGGAGTCGATCCTAGTCAGGCGACTGACATTGATGGGTTGGCGGGGCAACTGGAAAGGTTGTTGACCCCAGAACCGGAACCAGCACCGGCTGCCGAAGAACCGGCGGAAGACGCGGAAAGTGAGGAGTCTCCTCCCGATGGATCGTCGAGTGACGAACAACCGGAGGAAGGAGAAGCTGAAGAAGTTCTTTCTCAGACTGAATCAGAAGATTCTGCGGAAGTTGAACCGGCGGCAGATGCCGATTCTCCCAGCCCCCAAAAAGGGCTGTTAAAGAGGATCGATAAGTTGACTGCAAAACGCCGTGTTGCTGAAGGCAGGGTGGATGATCTGGAATCGGAGGTTAAAAGTCTACGGGAGCAGTTGGAGTCCAAGGAGGAATTGCCCGAACTGGCCAACATACCAAGCTCGAATCCGTACAGTAACTTGACATCAAAAAGAGCGGTGGAAAAGGAGCTGGAAAAAGCGGATGAAATCTTGGAATGGTGTGAGGATAACCCAGATGGGGCAATTATTGAAAAGAGTGGTGACGACGACATCGAATACTCGGCGGATGACGTGCGAAACATAAAGCGCAATGCCCGCAAATCTATCAAGAAACATCTCCCCGAACGGCTTGACTATTTACGGGAGGAATCCCAAGTAAATGACCAAGTGGACAAAGTGTTCACATATTGGAAAGACCGAAGTTCCGTTGGTTATCAGGAGGCACAGGAAATCTTGAAAAACCGACCCGAAATCAGAACCCACCCGACGTGGAAAGCGGATGTGAGCATATTCCAATTGGGATTGCAGGCATATAGGGAGATGGTGAGTAACCCGAAAAGTAACTCGGCCAAACCTAAAGCTAAAGCACCCGCCCAACCCTCCGCGCCTACATCTGCACCGGCAAAGGCCAAGCCCGCTGCCGCCCGTTCAGCTTCCGCTAGGAAATCTTTTGATTCGTCAAGAGATGAGAATTCCTTGGCAAACGTAATCTTAAACGATTACTTGTAATATTGGGTATATAGATACCCGCAGATAAGAAAGATATAATCGAATGGCACTTCTTTTAGAAAAAGGATACAGCGTCGCCGGACAGGACTATAGTGCTTCCGGTGGTAGAGAGGATTTGTCTAACCTTATCAGCAATGTCGATGCTAAATCTACTGTTTTTTCGTCTCTTGCGAAAAAAGGGAAGAAGCCCGGCAATGTTGTAATGGGGTGGCAAATGGATAAATACGATAGCCCTTCGGGTGCTGGAGTATTTGAGGGCGTTGATGTGGTCACAGGCGACTACGTTAACCCGGCTAAAGACCGAGCATTGATGCAGAACTATGTGCAGATTTTCCGCAGATCGTTCCGCATATCGAATCTCGCTAATGAGGTTCAGGTAGTTGCTGGGATTAAGTCCGAGTTGGCAAACGGTATCGCCAAGAAATTGGTCGAGATTAAAAGAGACATGGAATATTGTTTCTTGGGCAACGCTGATGCAGACGTTGAAAGTGGCTCCCAAAATCCGTACATGACAAAAGGTCTGGGTAGCTATATTACGGTCGCTGGAACGGCACACACCACCACGGACGATGTTGTTGTTCCTAGCGGGTATCGAACCCCAACGGGTTCTATTGAAACCACGGCTACAGCAAGTCTTACGGAAGGTAAGGTGCAGGATGTGTTGAAGAGTATCTACAACACCACCGGCACGATTCGCGACTATGATCTGCTTTGTGGCCCGACCTTGAAGCGCGTGTTCACGAACTTCACGCAATCCGTTGCGGGGTCAACGTCTAATGAACGTCTTGCTATTAAGACTTTCAATCAGTCGGCAGAGTCGAAATCGTTCATCAACGTGATTGATGTGTTCGAAGGTGATTTTGGCCGCTTGCGGTTACACCCCACCGTTCACATAAATACGACTACCACGGCGGGGGTAGACGGTGCGGCTACAGAAACCGCTCACGGAGGGACTGCTACAGATCGTCCGACGAGAGGGTTCATCATCCCGTTTGACAAGGCTGAAATCCGGTATGGCAAACTGCCACAGATCAAGGAATTGACTGATAACGGCGGTGGCCCAGCGAGGTTGATTGAGGCAATGGCCGCTCTGGTGATCCACAATCCCAGCGCGTTTGGCGCATTTAGCGCGGACAGTTAATAATGTTTGCCCCAGAGGGATTATCAGACGAAATGTCTGCCCTTGTGGCGGCGAATTTGAGGGGGCGGTTGGCTCGCGAGTATCAAGGCTCGCGGGTCAACCAATCCTCCAATATCGCAACCCAAGCGCGGAACGAAGCAAAGCACTCTGCACTAGGAGAGCAGAAAGCCAGAATCGACTCCACTTCCTACCACCATTGGGGGCAGCGATTGGGATACGAATGCTGGAACGACCGCAAGTTTATGAAAGAATATTTGCGGGACAATCCAGAGAGCCGGGTTAAGTCCGTTAGTGGAAAGACCCAAGTAGGATATGGGGGCAACAAGCCGATGGGGTATTACGATACGCCGGTTGGCCGCGTCACATATCGCAAGGTGTACGGGCCAAGTGAGCGCGTTGAAGTAGATGCAAACGCTTAAATTCAGTAATGTAATTTACGGAGTAGCGCAGTTGGCCGGTCTG